CACACCGGCTGGAGTTCCTGTTGACTTGACCATGAAGGATGACTGCGGTAACTTGTCAATCGTGTTGACCACAACTGGAAAGATTGTGACTCTTCCGACTGACATTTACGAGTCTTCTGACAAGTATGCCGGTGTTAACTACGTGAACTGTGTTGAGATTGTAAACCCGTAATGGGGTTAATGAGCCTGCTATCCCAAGCGGATGAGGACTTGTTAACCCAAGACGGATTAGATAATCTAACCACGCAATAAAGGGAGGGCTTCGTGCCCTCCTTTTTTTTATCTTTGTAAAAACTTCAAGAGATGTGCATTGAATCACTACTCGGATTGAGAGGCTGCGAATCACCTGAGCCATCGACAGGGCTCTACATCGATGACCTCGGAATCAACCAAACTTTTCTCGGCCAACTTATCACGGACCAATACCGCAACGGTGTTGAGCTATTCGAAGATAAACGAGCGTTTGCATGGCGCAAGCTTTCATCCGATGTGCTAACTAAGCTTAGCCCGATGATGAAGAGCGACACGATCATCGAGAGCAAGCGCGTTGGACAAGTGGTGTCCAATTATGCCAATGTTCAGACCGCACTTGGTGCTGGCAACTATGGTGGCATCAGGCTCAAGATTGACCCGAATACGGTTAGTTATCTGAACTTCTACCTTGCAGATATCAACTTGGCAATTGACTCAGCCAACACCAACGTGCCGGTGCTTATTTTCGACATGACCACCGGCAAGCTGCTTGAGACCATCACCTACGCAGAGGGGGCACTTGACCAGTTCATCGGCAAGACCTTCACCTCAGCCAAGCGCAAGCTTGACATCGCAATCGTGTACGAGTCAACGATGAACACGGTGAAGTTCACGCCAAAGAGAGGTACTTGCACTTCTTGCGGAGGCGGACCTAAGGAATCGCACATGTGTCCTTTCGTGGATGCAATCGGGATTGAGCTGACTACCGATGGCACGAACGTGCTGACAAGCAGCAGCTCGAAGTATACAACAGGCATGAGCATCACATACAATGTGAACTGCGACAGACAAGGGTGGATGTGCTCAGTCGGTGGCACGATGGCCTTATCACTTGCCTACGCTACCGCTGTTGAGATTTATAACTATGCCCTGACCATAAGCCCAAACCAAAGGGTGAACACTGCTGTGGTGGTTAATCGTGGCCAGAACAAGGCCGAGCTCATGGATGGTATCGTTGCAGCCCGAGACATCGCAGCAACACGCTACGCTGAAGACCTTGGCGCAACCTTGCAGAACATGCGCCTGCCTGATGACACGCACTGCTGGGATTGCAAAAGAAACATGAAGTACGTGACAGCCCTGCCGTAACATGCCAACGCCTGCGCAGATACAAAAGAACCTCGATGAGCTTTACAACGATTGGACTTCCAAGTTCACTGCGTTGTATGGTCCGGTGAGAGAATTGAAGCGCATAATGTTCAAGCGGATATTTGGCACAGGCTCGAGCGGTGGCAGTAACAGCGATGGCCAGAAGCTACCGACTAAGCCATACAGCACAACGCCGATTTACGTGAGTCCGAGAAGCCTCAGAAACGCGCCGAGCAAGTTCAAGGTGGGCAAGCGAGGCGAACCGATTGAGTCTCTCTACTTCCCTGGTGGATATGCCCAGCTGAAGCAAGGCACATCTGCGAAGTTGCCGTTGGAATTGACTGGCAGGCTGAAGGGTGGATTCTTATCGGAGGAGGTAATCACTGAAGGCTTGGAGGCTGCAATTGCTTTGCCTGCATCGGAGGCTGGCAAGGTCGAAGGGCTGGAGACGAAGTACGGCATAATCTTTCAGCCGACTGCGGAAGAGCAAGCCGAGATGCTTGAAGAACATGCGCAGCAATTAGTTGAGCAAATCATAAACGCAATGAACAAACGATGAATATACTTTCCACGATACTTGATAGACTGAACCAGCGTGTTGAGGTTGGCAATATCTTCGATCAGATATACGGCCTCTCCGAGCTTGTTGGCGAAGGCAATGACAAAGCTTGGGCTTTCTATATTGGCAACGGCCAAGCGATTCCTGTGACCAATTACGATGCGAAGCAGGGCACATTGTTCTGGGCCAAGCGTGGCAAGATAACAGTAAGCAAGAACGAAAGCCTCAGGCTTGCAGGCTGCAAGTCGATATACGAGACACGCTTCAGCATGACAGCCTATGCGATGGTGCGCAAATCGCACCTACCTTGCGACTCTGCTGATGCACAGGACTGGGTGGCATCGAGAGTGCTGCGCTTGATTAGTGGCACAGACCCACAATTTAAGACTGCCATCGGGGCAATTGCTTACGAGGTAGTGCCAAGCGGATATGCAACAGAGGCGAGATACTTGCCAGTAAATTACGAATGGGCTGCCGTTGCAATTGATGTTGACATCAATGTCAGCACCTCATCTGAGGACGGCTGCTATGACACTTGTGCAACCGGTGACATTCCACTGCCTGACTTCGAGCCATGCGTTCCATGCCTGACCGAGGTTGCGGTGGATGGGGTGACCATCACCGGCAACGGCACACCAGCGGATCCGTTGGTTGCAATTGGCGGAGGCGGTGGAACGCCCTTGCGCACACAGGAAGAAGGGGCTGATGTTAGCACCAACACCACCACGTTGAACTTTACCGGCGCAGGCGTTACGGCATCGCTGACTTCGCCTGGCGTGGTTGAGGTCAATGTGCCTGGCGGTGGTGGTGGTTCTCAGGACTTGCAAGATGTAACCGACATCGGCAACAGCACAACGAATGACATCGACTTTATTGGAACGGCTGGGCTTTCCTTTGATAACGGCGCACGCTTTCGCAAAGGTACAACCGATGCAGGCAATGGCGGCGCAAAGGGTACAGCGCAACTTTGCTCGATTAGTTACGAGCTGAAATGGGAAGCAGGGCGTTTGTACTACATGGAGCAAGACGGCTTCACGATTCGCGATGTAACGCACAATTTTACCTTCGTACCACAGCCAACAGATGACTCAAGCAAGGGCTTTGTTGTAGGTTCGCGCTGGTCGCTCGATGATGGCACGGTCTACCTTTGCAGCGATGACACAATTGGTGCAGCCGTTTGGACTGTGGTAAGCGTTGGAGGCGTTACAGCAGTAACGGCAACCTCGCCAATATTCTCAAGCGGTGGCACTACGCCTGACATAAGCATACAGCCTGCGAACTTGTTCGATGATGGTTATTTAACCTCAGCGGACTTCACCTCATTTAGTAACAAGTTCGATACGCCAACAGGCACGGCTTCCGACTACCTCGATGGAACTGGAACGCCTACGCCGTTTCCGACTTTGACCAATGGCACGGTCACATCGGTAGCGGCAACCGTGCCGAACCCAACTAACCCAGCGTTCAGCGTTAACGTGCCGAATAATACCACTACGCCAAGCGTGGATATAACCGCCAACGGAGTAGTGAGCCAGTACGTTCGCGGCGATGGCAGCCTTGCGAACTTTCCGCTCGGAGGCGGTGGTGGCGCATCGGTTAATTATTACCTCAACGGCTCAATCAGTCAGGGTACAATAGGCGGCAATGCTTACTATGAAATGAGCCGCGTGCCTGTGCTTGGTGGTGGTACGAACTTCACGCGCACCAACGCGCAAGGCAATGGCTACATCGCGCAATTCATAACCGATGCAGGCGACCCGAATCTTTTGGCAATCCCTTCAGGCAATTGGAATTTCGAAACCTACTTTAATGCTTCGAGTGGTGGTGGCAATCCGAGCTTCTACATTGAATTGTATAAGTACGATGGCGCAACCTTTACGCTCATCTCTTCAGGTGCTACAAATCCCGAAGCGATTACAGGCGGCACGGTGGTCGATTTATACGTGAGTGCTCTTGCAGTACCAAGCACGGTGCTACTTGCAACCGATAGGCTCGCAGTACGCATTTTCGTAACGCCTTCGGGGCGCAATATTACGCTGCACACTGAAGATAACAACCTCTGCCAAGTCATCACCACGTTTACCACAGGACTAAACGCACTAAACGGCTTGACCGCGCAAGTGCAAAACTTTGCAACGGGGACGGCTGGCACGGATTTCGGCATCAGCTCGGCAACCTCAACGCATACGTTCAACCTGCCAACGGCAAGCGCAAGCAACAGAGGGGCTCTAAGCTCGGCAGATTGGAGCGCATTTAACGGCAAGTTCAACACGCCAAGCGGCACGACATCTGAGTACGTGCGCGGTGATGGCAGCCTTGCAACATTGCCAAGCTCACCAACTGAAGACCAGATAATTTTACTCACTCAAATATTTTCGTAAAATGCCAACCTATTCCAAAGTAAAACTAAGCGCAAGCACAAGCGGCAGACCGGTTAAGGTTGTTGCAACAGCATCGAGCGGAACTACTATCCACGCAACAAGTGGCAGCGCATCAATCGATGAGGTGTATCTCTATGCAAACAACACCGACAGCGTTACGCGCACATTGACGATTCAATGGGGCGGCACAAGCTCGCCGGACGATAGCATCGTTGTTGGCATTGCTCCGCAGGCTGGTATCTTTTTGGTAGTGCCGGGCTTGATATTAGTGGACACAGGTGCAGCGGTAACAGTACGCGCCTTCGCAAGTGTTGCCAATGTCATCAACATAACTGGCTATGTAAACCGTATCGTATGAGAATTATTACGAGGCGAGACACTGGGCTACTTACGCAATGGACTTTTGGCGGTTCAGCAATCGATGCGGATGCTGTTGCGTTTAATAATGCGGCAGGGATTACAAGTACCACTGAAGCCAATGCCATAATAACGCTTGTATCAGGGTTGAAATCCAACAACCTTTGGACTAAGTTTAACGCGATTTATCCCTTTGTTGGTGGGAGCGCATCAAGCCATAAGTTCAATCTTATCAATTCAGCCGATACAGATGCAGCATTCAGGCTGTCATTTGTTGGAGGCTGGACACATAGCGCAAACGGCGCACAGCCGAACGGCACAAACGGCTATGCAAATACGTTTCTGAATCCGAATGCAATTTTATCCTTGACATCTACACACGTTTCGGTTTATTCTCGAACGCTTGCCGTAGGTGTAGCGGTTGAATTAGGCTCATGGGATGGCACAGGATTCACTCAGCTAAGAGCAGCCGCCAACGCTGTATTAGGCTCCACTACAAGTATATTAACCTTTACAACTACGGCAGATGCGAGAGGCTTTTGGATAGCCTCTAAACGAGCGAACAACGATAGAGAGGCATACCTTAATGGCGTAACTCAAACAACTGTAACGGCGAATGATACAACAGCCTATCCGAATTTGAATATCTTTTTGGGTGCTCGTAATGACAGCGGAGCTGCGAATGTTTTTTCGAATAAGCAGTTGGCCTTTGCATCAATAGGCTCGGGATTGACGGATGCAGAGGTAACAACATTTAACACACTTGTAACAACCTTTCAAACATCCCTAAGCCGCAACGTATGATAACCGTTTATATGCTAACAGAAGAACAAGCAAATCAGCTCAAAGGTGTCGAATACACCACAGACATGACATTCAATCCTATCCAAGATGCCAATGGTAACTGGATAATATCATTTGAAGAGGTAAGCACCAGCACCATCGACTGGGTAAAAGAATTGCCAGCAATTGAATACAATCCGAAAGTCATTGATTTTTTTTAACTTTGTAAAAATTCTACAACTATGGCAGGCGTAAAAGTTACCGATTTAACCACGTTAGCAACGGCAGACCCTACTGATATCATGTACATCGTGGATGCCGCTGCTAACCAATCGAAGCAGATTGAAGTGCAAGACATCTACTCAGGGATGCCGCAATTCGACAGCGGACAATTCACGCCAACGGTATCGAATGAAACGCCCGCCACTACAACCATAAATATGAACGGCGGTCAATTTTGCCGCGTGAATGATATCGTTACAATGAATTGTTGGTTCGAGGTTCAGTTCGGCGTTTCTGATTCGAGTGTGACATTCAATATCGACCTTCCTGTTGCTTCGAATTTTACGCAAACAAAGCAGCTAATGGGTATCGTGACAACAAGCGACTCGGCTGGTAATTTTGATGCTGGCGCAATTGTGGCAGATACAGCCACAGACTCGGGGCAAATTGTCTTAAACGGTACAACTGGTGCCAACATCGCCTACGTACACGCGATGTTTCAATACGAGATATTACCATAATGCGCTCCACCTCGCTTCTCGGTCTGAATCTGATTAAGAAGTATGAGGGCTTGCGGCTTAGTTCATACCTTTGCCCGGCAGGCGTGCCGACCATAGGCTACGGCAGCACACGCTATCCGAACGGCAAAAAAGTTTTACTTGGCGAAAAGCTCACAGGCGAAAAGGAAGCAACGCAGCTGCTACTCGCCACGCTTTCGCCCTATGAGGATGCGGTGAATAAGCACTTGCCCTCATTAAACCAATGCCAGTTCGATGCGCTTGTGTGCTTTGCCTACAACGTGGGCACTGGTGCGTTGGTGAAATCCACGCTGATGCGAAAGGCAAAAGCCAACGCAGCCGACCCGAGCATTCTCGATGAGTTCCTAAGATGGAATAAGGCAGGGGGCAAAGTTCTTGCAGGGCTTACCAATCGCAGGCGCGAAGAGGCGAATCTCTATTTCTCATTGTGTAATTTTTAGCCCCACCTTGCCCAAACGTGGCGAGGGCTTTGGCGTATATTCACTTATGAGGAAACGCGCTACCAAACCAAGGCGAATTGTGGATGTCATTGTCAAGCACTGGCGTGGCACAATCGGCAGCCTTATGATTTTGGTATCAATCTTTTTACTCATATTCAAAGTGATAACAGCAGAGACATTAACCGCCATCATTGCAGCACTATTGGCCGCAGGGTATATTCCAAAAGCAAAAAGCGATGCAACAGATTAGAAGAGATACAATAAAGGTAGTTCGCCACAGCAAGCTCAACATCGACAC